GGCTAACCCAGATAACCTATTTTTTGGAATGAATGTAGGTTGTTTAATAAATCAAAAGAGCATGGCTTTTGCTTATGCTAAAAACTTTAAGACTAGGTTTATCATAGGTTGTGCAGTTATCTTAAATGGTATTCCAAGACTACTCCCAATGGTTTTGAATGAAAAAGGGGATTGGATTGGCAAAATCGTCTAAGTTAAAGCCACAGAGAGCCACAGAGAGGGCTACTGACAAGCAAATAGGTGGGAAGCATTACAAATCATATACCATACAGCCTATAGAGTTTATAGTAGCCAATAAGCTAGATTTCATACAAGGCAATATCATCAAATATTGTTTGAGAGAAAAGCAAGGCGAAAACCCAGATGAGAAGTGGAATAAGATAATTCATTACTGCGAACTAGCAAAAGAGTTGAAAAATAAAAAATAAGGAATATTAGGAGTTAATGAACTTCACTTATTTTATTTATTCTATTCTTGTGGTATATTGGACAACATTAATTTTTTTAACAAGTAATACTTATTTATGATTTTTAGCTTATTAAATAATCCTTTAACAAAATTAGCAGTTAGTAAAGTTACTGATCATCTAAAACACAAAGCAGAAAAAGTAAAAACTATTAGAGAAGCTGAGATACAGGCTTGTAAAGAAGTTGATGTTCAACGAATTAAATCACAAGATAAATCTTGGAAAGATGAAATATTAATGCTTTGGCTTGTTGGAATGTTAAGTACAGGCTGGTTTGATAGCACTAGAGATAACTTTGAAGAATGGGTTAGAATTATAAATGATTTACCAGATAGTGTTTGGTATTTAGTAATTATTGTATTTACTGCAACATTTTCAACTAAGATGACAGATAAGGTTTTAAACAGAAACAAAAAGAAGTAATATGTCCTAATGGACAATATAAAAGTTGATGCAGTAATTACAGATTTAGAACTTCAATTAGAAACACATAACAATCCCTATGGTAGTTTCGTCAACTTTAGATTTATAGACACTTATCCATACTTTACTAAAGTCAATGAGATGGTCGAAGAAATAAAAAGACGAAGTGATGTTGACTTAATTAATTATGAATATTCTTACACAGGGATTCACGAAGATACTGATATTAAGCATTTTGATATTACTAGAAACTAGGGTGGTAAAGAGAGAGATCAAATCCACCCTAGCTATTTTGGGGCAATCCAAAGCGATAGCCGTTTATTTAACTATCTTCATTCTTCCCAAAATTCTTTTAACAAGCCACCAACTCTCGCTGATGGCTCTATCTACTAAACTCATATATAGGGAGCAAATCTTTATATCGTTAGTAGAATTCATTTAAATTTTATTACTCAAAGCTAAATCTCGTTTTATTTCTGATTGTTTCATGCTCAGGTACTGAGATAAATTTGACCAATGGTATCTAGCTTTAATTAATTCTTCTTCTGCATTAGCATACTGCTCTACAATATTTTGATATTCTTTATCAGTTCTTGCTTTATGTTCAGCCTCTATAACTGTTTTAGTATCTAATTTATATTTAAGAAACAATTTACTAAACATAGCTTTTTTACCATCTTCAAGAATAATTGATTTTTTATGCCATTCAGCCCATCTTTCTGATGCTCTTTCTAGTTCTTCATAAGATTTAAAACTTAAACTCATATCAATATCACTCCTAATACAAAGCCTACTACAAAACAAATCCATTCTCGTCTATAATGTAGTTCTAACACTTTCCAATCACTTTTAGTTTTTCCAAATATCATCATGGGTATAATAACATCTCCTCTGCTTCTTGTTCTAACTGTTTTATTTGTTGTTTCAAGCTATGATTTTCTTTTTCTAAAGAATCTATAGTTTTGTTTAATCCTTTATTTTCTAAATACATAGCTTGTAATTCTTCTCTCTTAAAAGCGAGATCACGCTTTAATTTATCAATCTCGCTAATAAGTTTTTTTGTCATAATTAAAATGGAATCTCATCGTCCATATCACTCATTTTCTCAACTGGCATAGCATGATCTGGTGCAGAGGGTTGAGCCTGTGTCATTGGTTGCTCAGTATATCTAGGCATAGTTTGACCTACAGGCTTAAATCCATCTACATTGGGTTGAGGTTTGTATGGCTTAACCATTATCAAACAGAATATCTGTTCAAGATTACCCTTTGCATATTGTGGTGGGTTCTGCATTTCTTGAGTCTTTGTCATATACTTTAAAACATATCCAGCTTTAGTATATTCTTGAACCTCTGGTGTATTAAACCATTCATTAACTTGTGATAAACCATATTTTCTTTTGGTTAAGCTACAAGTAAATTTAACCTTACTTGCCTCGCCAGAATACTCATACTTCGGACTCTGATTTCCTGTAGGGAACAATCTCATCTGTAACCCACAAAAAGGTTTATCGAATTTAGTTTTTTCGTACATTTTTATTTCCTTTTTTTAGTTGATTATATTTTCGTACTGACTCATTAAACATTAGTTCGGATTTATGACAACTGAGTAATCCTAAAAATGCTCGTAAGTGTTCCTTTTTATATAAGATATGTCTAGCCTCGAAATCGCCACTATCTTTAGGCAATCGAACTATATACATCTTATTGATCTTCTTTCCTGTTTGTTCTTCATAGGCCAACTTATATCCATGTAGTTGATGAACCATATTTAAAAACAAACCCTTAGAAGTTTTTATATCTATGAGCCAAAGATTATTGTCAGGGTCTTTAGCAATTAAATCTAAAGTTCCACAGAATCCTCGTTCAGAATATAAAACCTTTTCGGACTCAATAACTTTTAGCTTATGTTTTGTCCAAAACCTTTTAAACTTTTCAAAGCAACCTAATATTACAGGGTCGCTTGGGTCAGTAAATTTCTCGCCTTTAAGCCACATCTCGCAAAACTTATGAACCATAGAGCCTATATTTAAAATATTATCTCCTGACTTTTTTGCATTAGATTTAGCGTTAGTTACTATCTTCTGTATTTGGTCGATTGGAATACCCTCTCGTTCCATTTCAGTTTTGATAGCATTTACTTGTTGGCTAATCTTCCAATTCTCTAACATTGGACTCGCTAACTTTCCAAGTAATGTACTCATTCCAACTACATATTCGTTGTTATGAATATAGACGTGCTTTTCTTCATTGAACTCAATCGTATGACCATGTTCTGTTTTATGAATTGCCATTATTCTCTCCTTTGTTGATTAATTCTTTTTTTAAACCTAAATGTTGATAACCTATTATGTCTTTATAATTTAATGCGTTTTTTAAATCTTCTAATATTTCACTATGTGTATTAGAATAAGGATTTAAAGTGTTAATTATTTTTTTAGCATAATCTGAGGAAATACAAAGATTACCTTGCCACAAATAAATATCACATCTATCATAACCCCAATCTTTCATATCCTTTTTATCTTCATCTCGCATCTCATCAAGTTCATCTACATTTATTTTAAGTTTGTATTTTTCATTTTGTTTTGGCATTATTCTCTCCTTTATATTCTCTTTTGTTTTTAGCATTTGAAACACACACCCTATTATATTCTTCTATAAAGTGTTCTGTTTTAAATTTATTTTTACTTATTATTCTATTCATGGCGTTGATTCTTTTATCTTGCCATGTTGTAGTCTTGCCTAAACGGATATACATTCTCTCTCCTTTTTGTTAATAATGTAAGTTCTTTATTATGGATTGGTTTAATAAAATAGTCAAATGATACATTAAAGTATTCTGACAAAGCTAATAGGTTTATCGGATTACAAAGATTCTGGCCTTTTTCGTATTTTTGAATCTGTTGGAATGTAACTCTAATTGCTTTAGCAACTCTAGTTTGGGTCATCTTATTAACCAATCTTATCTTTCTTAACTGTAACCCTATAATCTGGGTAACAATCTTATCGTTATGCTCTCTACTGATATTCCATTCTTCTAATAGATTATTAATTGAGATATTGATTTCTTCTACTGTATTATTTTTGTTCATGTTTTCTCCTATATGTATTTATATTTATTGTTAATTTTATCTAACCAATCAGAGTAAAAATCTAATCTATTATATATAGATATGAAACAATGATGCCCAATTTCATAATTATTATAATCTGATTGATGAGCAGATATTTTTTCTTTTAAATACAAGTATTGGTATTTTTTATGTTTTTTAATTAAGCACACTATGACCTCTCTTTGTTAAACATTTTCTAACTATAGACCTATATTTTGTGTCCATAGTTGGGCTTAAAGACCAATACAAAATATTACTTACAAAGTTTGTATTATCTTTAGCAAGTGTTTTACAATGTAATTGATCGTCAGTTATTAGATTTGCTCTATCACTATCGAATGTACCTGATCTTCCAGCAGTATCTATAATAGGTTTATAGGCACAGGC